GACAATTTCATGTCTTAGGTCAGACTCTATCTCGTTTTGCTTAATGTACCTAGCTGACTCAAAGTATGTTTTCTTTGCAACGAACATAACAAACTCGTAGATGTTTGAGACATGCTGGCAAGAAAAGCAATAAAAGGTGCCGCTGTACTTGTCTACTTCTCCAGCGGGAGTCCTGTAGTTTCCATGAAAAGGGCAAAAGACTATATAGTCAGAGTCTACTTCGCCGGTTATCTCTACGCCGATTCCGACAAGGATTCTTTTTGTTTGTTCTGGGGTAAGTACAGAACTTGGTTTCCTTGTATTCCCATTATGCATTGGCTTTTTTTCTTTCCTACGTATATTCCATATATTGATAGTTCAAACTCGAAGTAGTTACCTTTACTATTATACGACAAAGTGAAGTCTGTGTCAATATCTAATCTGGGGACATACCCAGACAACTTCATCTGTAACAATATTAGCTTATCATACTCAAACCTCAGCCTCACCAGGTCGTAGTCGCTGGATATTTGTCCGCTAATCCCAAACTTTTTTATTGGTTTGTGGTGTAAGGTTGTCATATTTAATTATAACTACATATCTTCAAGATCTTTGTACTTGTACCAGCCCTTATCAAAGTCGGCCTGGACCATAAATTCCCCCATAAATCCATTACGGTTTTTACGGAAAACGCACTCGATGACATCGCTATTTGCTCCACGACCAAGGGCCAAAACCCAATCGGCGTCATAGGCTATCTGACGACTCCAGGCTGTTTGCCCCAGGGTTGGAACGGTGTCTAGCTTGGTAACGTCATCTGGTGTTGCAGAGGAAATGGCGATAATGGGAACCTCTTCTGCGTTAGCCATAAGCTTTAGCTCACGTGAAAGGTTTTTCATACGTACCGTTTCGTTTTCAGACTTTTGGTTTGGGCTCATGAGCTGCAGATAATCAACGATTACAAAGTCTGGCTTATACTGATCAATCTTTCCTCGAAGAACAGATGGGTTAATTTCTCCACCGGAGTCATTCGAGATTATCTTAAAGGGTGGCTTGTCTTTGATGTGTCCGGCATGCCATCTTTTTAGGTCATCTAGATCGACGTCGCCACTGCTGAGCTTTCGGTGTGACCAAAGACCTTCGCCCATAATAGTAAATACTCGATTCCGAACCTCGGTTTCAGACATCTCAAGGCTTACAACAAGGGGGGACTTCCCCTGCTTCCAGGCCTGAACTGCAAAGTATAGAGAAAGCCAAGACTTTCCAATTCCAGGATAAGCTAAAAATACCCCAAGCTGTCCAGGCATAATTCCCGAAGGAAGGTAGTTATCAAATCCAGGAAGTCCGGTCTTAATTCCCAACATCCCCAAAGCTTTTTGCTTTTGAACGTTCTCAAAATATAGGAGTGCGCTTTCAAGGTCTGTGGCATCGATGTCTCTCACCATTGCCGTATTCTTTTTAAGCTCTGAGGTTTTAGAGATAAGCCCCTCAAGTACCGAAGCCCCCTGGCCACCCTGAACCCCGGTAGCTGCATCCCTAAGAATCTCTTTAAGATTATCGCTTAGATACGTAGCCTGAAGCTCTTCTAGGTGGTGCTTTGTTGCCCCAACGTCTTGCAAGAATACAAAGTCTTTAAAGTTATCTGAAACTAATGTAATAGGAGGAAGCTCTCCATTGTTTTCTGTATACCTCCGAACAAACTCCCAAATGTCTGTATGAGTTTTGAATAGATTTTCTGCGTTAGCCTGTAGCAAAACGTGAATCTGTTTATCTTTTAATACGGCAGATAGAACCTTTGCCTCTACGTTATCCATTTAACCATTCCTTAGCTAGATTCCTGCGCTCTGCTCTTTCGTCTTCGTCTTGCTGTGTTCTTTTCCTGGATCTCAAGATTTCGTCTGCATAGTTAGCAAAGTACTTCCAGTTAGGGTTTTGTGCTACGTCAAAGTAGTACTGTAATAGATCGTAGCATTTGGGTAAGTCATAAGACTCAATGAGCATGTCTGCCGCCCATTGTTCTTTGTTTAAGTTGTGGTCTGGCTTAGCCCCATACTTTTCTCGATAGAGCTTTTCGTATCTGCTAAGCAACGACATTCTCGCTTGCTTACCAGCCATTACTCTGAGACTTCTGCCTTAGATTCATTAACCTTTGCGATCAGCTTTTTTTCTACAAAGTCGTACACACGAGTAAATGCTTCATCTACATGCTCGTCATTACGAATGCTGTCTTCAACTCCGATGTCAATCCTAAGTGATTGAAAGTTTCCTAGGTTTAGCGTATACCCCAAGGTAACGTTGACTTTAGTTTCGTTATTTTGCATCTCATACCCCTCTAAATTAAATAGACTCTAACCACAGTGGAATAAAGTCTCCATTTTCTAACCTCGTATATGTAAGGATACCACTTCCCATACGACGTGTCAACTCCTGTTTTGTAGGAGTTATGTCGTTAGTAATTAGCCCGTCTTTCCTGGGACGCCCTACATGAAATGAAGCCAGGATGTCACGGATTTCCATGACCTTTGACGCTGAGTAGTAGGACCATAGCCCAAACTTGCTTACTCCATCTTTTTGCGCTCCTACGGGTGCGGGGATTATTCCGTTTTGTACCAGGGTAGGAAGGTACTTCCTGTGCCTACTTATTAGCTCAGCTGTCTCTTTGACGGTATAAGCCTTTTCCCTATTTTTCTTAAAGTCAGAAAGTAGGCAGCTTTCTAGTCTGTCTTGGGTAACATTATATACAGACATGATTCCATTAGACCTATTGATATGGTAATGTCTAACGAGATCTCCGTTCAGAAACCACAACTTTCTGCTACCCACGATTACTGGGGCAGAGTTATATGCCTCTCGATTCATTGGCATTTTTTATACGGGGATACCCACAGCTATAAGGTTTAGGCCAATGTCTGCAATTCCAATGCTGTTGAATCTAACAGTTCCCTCTACCCTGTTTGTAGTAACCCTTGTTAAAACTACGGTTACATCTTTCCCTGCGTCGGTGTTAGCTTCTCCAATCAGAATTGGACTAACAGTAACTACTGGAACATATTGAAAATCACTATAGTTGTAAGAAAAAGATGCCTCCGTACCTGCGGAGGTTATTGAGTTGTTTGATACCGTAACGTACCCCCCGACGATTCTGGCGTCTGAAGTCCGGACACTTTGAGTTCCTGCTGAAACCGTATCAATGCTTGTGTATCTTCCAGTGGTTGGCGAAAGTTGAACGGCTAGCTCGTTGACTGCGTTAGCTAGCTGATAGATATAGGCAAGGTCCAGTGGCTGGCCTCGCTCAGGTAGTGGTACTCTAGACATATTTTCTCCTATAACAGTATACCATTAGTTGGGTGGTGGTTGTGACGGGTCGGAGATGTCCTCGTTATCTAGCTTATAAACTAAAAGAGAAGACCCTCCTCGACTTTGAGGGTTTGCCCTGATGTATATTTCTACAGACAATCGTGTGGGTGTTGACGCAACGTTTACGAAAGCTCCGCCGCTAATAACCAGGTCATACGATTTTGGAAGAACCAACCCTACCTGATTTCCATCAACCCGCTCTGCCTTTACCCAATTTGCGTTAGCTTCGTCAACGTCCCACCGAAGCCAAACGTCATATTGGTCTGCTACTTTTATTAAACTTCTAGAAACCCTATCGAGGATAGATATGGAGGGCCAAGCAATATTAACGTAGGGGCTTCTTGTTGGACGAGCTACAGAAATTTCATCTAGTGCTCTACCCTCGGGCCTCTCAAAAATATAGTTTGGCTTTACGGTATGAAATGGTGAATAGTGAGAGAAGGTATTGCTGTCTTCTGAAACAACTCTGTACCTTACTTCATACCCGAAGCTGTAGTCTTTGAATAAGCTCAGTGCGGGAAGATCCGCCTCTGGAAAAAATCCTTTTTGTGGACCAGTTGTTACCATTACTCCACTCCCAGTCCAAACCTAAACTCAATCGATGTTGACGCATTGGACTCTTTGATAATTGGCCTTCCGTCTAATGTCTTGATAACGGAATATCCAGTTAGACCATACAGGGGGCTTTTGATTGTCGTGTTCTCAAACCTTAGCCCGTCCAAAGAAATGTAAAAGTTTTCTGAGGGTAACGAGCTACCGATCTCTAGAACCGTGGCATAAACTCTAACTGAGTTAATCCCGCCCCAGGTAAAGTTTGAGCTTCTAGCCAGTTCAGAAAACTTCTTTTTAACAACAAAGTACCTATTGTTTAAGAAGTTTACCTCAGAGTCTGACTCATTTAAGACTACCTCAAATTTTGCAAAGTTTGTAGGCTGGGGTACATCAGCGTTTACAAACTCGACCAGTAACCTTACGGACTGTACGTCTTCTGCCTGAACGTCTTCTTTGCTTAAAACAGAAAATGCCAATCTAAGTTCATCCTCTGTAGAGTTAGAGTCAAAGTCCAGGCTTACGCCGTTAAAGTGGATATGCGATCCAGCGTAAGAGGAGGCTAGAGGGTTTACTTCTAGGCTTCCGGTATTTGTATTGGGCGTTAGAAACGAAAGGTCCCCCCGCAACATCATCGTTGTATCTAAAAATCTGGGCCTTTCAAATAAGTTAACTCTAATTGGTGCGCTAAAGATGGTATTGTTTGAGTTTGTTCTAAACACAACGTCTTCCACGGCAATCTGCCCGCTGGGCTGATCCAAGTTTAGCGGTGAAACAATCTTTTCAACCCGAAGCGTGGCGCTTTCTGTGTGATACTCCCAGTTTTCTGATTCTCCGAAGGAGTAAACCATCCTACTGTCCAGGGCTCCGGCTGCGGGGTTAGATCGTCCCGGGTAAATTCCAATTTCTGTAATTGAATATCTTTGCTCACTGGGAAGCTCTGCAATAAAAACAACGTTCGGATTTCCATTTTCATCGTATACAAAACCACGAGACGTAATCGGTGTTCTTAGTACCTCAAACTCAAGCTGTTCTTTTGTAGCAAAACTTGGAAAGCTTTGGCCTACAGCGAGTGGCCTTTGACCAACCCCAACAGCCAGGTATGAAGCGTATGACTGGGTCTGACCAATTAAATATTTAGCTAAAATGTTTTTCCCGGTATTAGTAATCAAAAAGTCCTCCTAGTATATTGTATCATCTTGTAGTATCCCATCAGACTTTACCTCGATCTGTAGCCTTTGATTTTTTGTCATATTAATGACGTCTACCACAAGGCTTCCTGTCGAGGGGTCGCTATAAACAATGTCACGAATTGGGTATGTCAATTCAATAAACGCCTGAGCTTCTTTAAAGGAACTGAAACATCCAACCTTTGTGTCGTTATACCGATTAAGAACTGGAAAGGGGCTTGGCTCAGAGCAGTCATTGGAGCCTTCTTCCCCAATGTAGAAGGGTGCTGGGGCAGTACCGTTTGCTGGAACATACCTATCAAACCTAATGGCAAAGTTTTTAAAGAACTCTTCTGATGTTCCCGTTACCTGAAAAATATTACGGGGGTTGTAAAGACTTTGAATGGTGCTAGTATTTCCAATTAATCTATAGGATATTCGCTGTCCATTGACAATGTCATTCCTGGCAATATTTATTATTTCTTGGCCGCCTATCCGCTCGAAGAGGAGATCCGTGATTATCTCTACGGGAATCCCCTCTTCGTTAAATAAGATTAGGTCTGGGGTTGCAACCTTAATAGACGAATCTATTACGGCTGAGTTCCTTATTGTTTCTGGTATTTCTGGGGTA